CACAGAAGTTCATCCGCGTAGGCGAGACGCAAGGGGATGAAGCCTTTGGTTGGATGCGGCCCGAGGACATCTACATCCACGAAGTCTTGGGCGTTGCCGAGCAGGTAGGCGATAAGTGGGAGGTGCGCCCGGTGCCGCAGCTTGTGGAGGCTGCGTAATGTCCTACAAAACAAAGGGCTAAGGCATTACTTATGGCCCGCACCGTAGGCGCAAAGAACAAGGTTCCGCAAGCGGCGAAGGAGAACATCCAAGCCGTCTTTGTGCGCCTCGGCGGGACGGCGGCAATGGCTAAGTGGGCTGAGGCCAATGAAACCGAGTTCTATCGCATCTACGCGCGTCTCCTGCCCGTTGAGAACCACGTAAGCGGGGCTGATGGCGGGCCTCTTCAAGTTCAGGACGTTCCGTGGCTGAAGGGCCGCACGCTTGGATAGGGGCAAATTCCTATATGAGCCGAGGCCGCAGTTCGTTGAGTTCCATCGACGCTCGAAGCGTTGGGCGTGCATCGTCGCGCACCGCCGCGCTGGCAAGACCGTGGCAGCCATTAACGACCTCATTGCAGGCGCACTTGAATGCCGTAAGCCTCGCCCGAGGTTTGCCTATGTCGCCCCCTTCCGAGATCAAGCAAAGCGGGTTGCCTGGGACTACCTCAAGTTCTACGCCTCTCCCTTCGCAGCCGGTAAGCCCAACGAAAGCGAGTTGAGCGTGCCGATGCCAAACGAGGGAAAGATCACGCTCTTTGGTGCCGACAATGCTGATGCCCTGCGCGGGATTTACCTTGATGGTGCCATCCTCGATGAGTTCGGAGACTTCAAGCCCAGCGTATGGGGGAACGTCATACGTCCGACTCTCTCGGACCGTTTGGGCTGGGTCGTATTTGGAGGGACACCCAAGGGAAGAAACGAGTTCTGGCAGGTCAGGGAACGCGCGAGGAAGAACGAAGATGGCGAATGGCTCTACGCAGAGGTCAGGGCGAGCGAAAGCCACATTATCCAGGCCGACGAGCTTGAAAGGCTCCGCAGGCAGCTCTCGCCCGAACAGTACGCCCAAGAGTACGAATGCGACTTTAGTGCCGCTCTCGCAGGTGCTTACTACGGGCGCGAGATGGTTGCGGCTGAGAGGGAAGGCCGCATTGGGGTGGTTGGCTTGGACCCTGCTCTTCCGGTCTATACCGCATGGGACATCGGCTACCGAGACGACACCGCCATTTGGTGGTTCCAAGTCCTCCGGGGCGAGATCCACGTCATCGAACACCACGCGAGTTCGGGCCAAAGCATCAAGTTCTACACGGACCTCATCCGCTCGAAGCCGTACAAGTACGCGCTCCACTGGCTCCCGCACGACGCCAAAGCAAAGACGCTCGCGGCCCAAGGTAAGTCGGTAATTGAGCAGCTTGGGGAAGGGCTTGGCCTTGAGTCCATGCGGATCGTCCCGAATCTGGATATCCAAGACGGCGTACAGGCTGCTCGCGTAGCCATTCAGCGTTGCTGGTTTGACGAGGACAAGTGCGCTGAAGGTCTTGAGGCGCTGCGCCAGTACCAGCGGGAGTACGACGAGGACAAGAAGGCGTTTCGTGAAAGGCCGCGCCACGACTGGACGAGCCATTCAGCTGACGCCTTCAGGATGCTTGCGGTTGCATGGCGTGAAGAGGTGCAGCCGGAAGTCAAATCAACAGAGTTTCGCGGCATTGCTGTCGGCAACCCGTTCGGCGTGACGCTCGAAGAGGCTTGGCGCTCCGTGCCGAAGCCTTCAGCGAGGATCTAATGCTATTCGTTTCCTCTGCTGTAGACGCTTACGGTGGCATTGCTGCGGTTAGCTCCGGCAGTGTGACTAGCACCAATTGGGCGCAGGGCTATGTCGCCAATACGCCGCTTGTGGATAACTCGGCCATTGGTGCTGGTGAGAAGTTCAGCGCGGGCTTTTGCTACACCTCTGGCGGGGCGTTGAAGGTCAGGGATTGCACGACTGGCGTTCCTGTTGGCTCGCAGCGTGGTTACAACGGCGTTTTGGTCGATAGCACAGGCCGGGCGTGTTACTCGACTGTTAGCCGCCCGTATGTTGGATCGAATTACCTGTGGTTGCCTGGGGTTGGCTCGAATGTCTCCGTTACGGCGAGTAGCGCCTCTTTGAGCATCACGGGGAACATAAGCATTCGTCAGCGGCTTTCCGTTCCTGACTGGACTCCAGCGGACAACTACACGACCGTCGCAAAGGACGCCATTGGTCCGGGATCGCGTTCATATCACTTGCAACTGAGGGTCGGCGGAAACCTGCTGTTTGCCTATTCCAATGACGGCACAAACATGCGGACCGCGCAAAGTTCGACCGCAATGCCGACAACGGATAACACGCCCGCTTGGATTCGGGCCGACTACAACACAGCCGGAACGGTTGATTTCTACTACGCGGCTGACTCTGTTGACGAGCCAACATCGTGGACGGCCCTTGGCACTCAACAGGCGATCACGGCTGGAGCGATAGCCGCTACTTCGGCTGAGTTGGTTGTGGGTGCGTTCTCTGATTATGTGACCTCGTTGCTTCCGCAGAACACAAAATTGTTCAGGACGGTCATTTACTCGGGAACGACTAAAGCCTATGACGCCAACTTTGCGAGCGTTTCGGAAGGTTCAACGAGTTTCACCGAGTCAAGCAGTAACGCGGCGACTGTAACTGTAATTGGAACGCAGGCTTACGTTTACAGCCCTGTGATTGTCGGTGGAATGGCTGTCGCTGGTGACGGTCGCTTTTTCATGACGGTGACCTGATGGCTAAAAAGCAAAAGAACACTAATAGCCTTCAGTCCTGGCTTGACGATATCAAGGCTTATGAACGCGAGTTCAAGCGTTGGGAAAACCGCGTCCAGAAAATCCTGCATCGGTACAAGGACGATAAGCGCGGGACGGCTGAGAACGACCGGGCGAAGTTCAATATCCTCTGGTCGAACGTCCAAACGCTGTCGGCTGCGACGTTCTCGAAGCTCCCAAAGCCTGATGTCTCGCGGCGCTTCAGGGATAACGACCCCGTTGGCCGGGTTGCGAGCCTGATCCTTGAGCGTGCGCTTGACTACCATATCCAACACTATTCCGAGTACCGCATGGCCCTCAAGGGCGATGTTCTGGACAGGTTCCTTGGTGGTCGTGGCGTGGCCTGGGTGCGCTACCAGCCGCATTTCAAGGCTGCTCAGGAAGGCACGTCCATCTCTGGCGCTCAAGTCACGGCTGACGTAGACGAGGGGCAGGAAGAGCTGGATTACGAATGCGCCTCAGTGGATTACGTCCACTGGAAGGATTTCGGGCATTCGGTCGCTCGGACGTGGGAAGAAGTAAACCGGGTCTGGCGCGTGGTCTACATGACCGAGGATGCGCTGAAGGAGCGTTTTGGAGATGAAGTATCCAAGACTGTTCCGATGGATGCCAGCCCGAAGGAAGTGACGGGGCAGGATGGCTATGTCTCGAAGATCGGAGACGCGGTTAAACGCGCGGCGATTTACGAGGGATGGGACAAGGCCGAGAAGAAGGCTTATTGGTTCAGCAAGGCGTCCAAGGGCTTTTTGGACGTTCGGGACGATCCCCTTGAGCTTGAGGAGTTCTTCCCCTGCCCGCGCCCCCTGTTCTCGACGCTGACGAATGACAGCCTTGTGCCGGTGCCTGATTTCACGCTGTATCAGGATCAGGCGAACGAGCTGGACGTTCTTGCTGACCGTAAGGACGGGCTGATTAAGGCGCTTCAGGTCAAGGGCGTCTATGACGCTTCAGCCGGTGTTGAGATCGCCCGTATCTTCACCGAAGGCGAGAACAACAGCCTTTTGCCGGTCAAGAATTGGGCGGCGTTTGCAGAGAAGAACGGCCTGCAAGGCGCGATCAACCTCATTGACATCAAGCCCATTGCCGAAGCCTTGGGCCATGTGATTGAGTCCGAGCGTAGCGTTAAAGAGGACATTTACGAGATAACGGGTATCTCGGACATCGTTCGAGGTCAAACCCAAGCCTCGGAGACTGCGACGGCGCAGCAGATCAAGGGCCAATACGCTTCCCTTCGGCTGAAGGCGTATCAGGAGCAGGTTGCGCAGTTTGCAACGGAGCTTCTGCAACTGATGGCGCAGATCATCTGTGCCAAGTTCTCGCCAGATACGATCCTCGCCATCTCCGCTGCTGACCAACTATCCGAGCAGGACAAGCAGCTTATCCAGCCTGCGCTTGAGCTTCTAATCGGCCCTGAGCGTATGGCGGACCCTGCGGCCGATCCTGGGCCTAATCCGCTGCGCTCGTTCCGCGTTGAGGTGAATGCGGACACGCTCGTTTATCTGGACGAGCAGGCCGAGAAGGAAGCCCGTGTTGAGTTCCTGACGGCCACAGGGACGTTCCTACAGCAGATGACTGAAGTGATGATGGCTACGCCTCCCGATGCTAAGGGGCCGGTCGTTGGTCTGCTGATGGAGATGCTCAAGTACGGGGTAACGGGTTTCAAGGTCGGGAAGAACATCGAAGGGGCGTTTGATGAGACGGCGGACAGGCTGAAGCAGCTTGCCAACCAGCCGCCCCAGCCTCCGCAAGAACCTCCCGAGGTTCAAGTCGAGAAGATCAAGGCCGGGATCGAGGATCAGAAGTCGCAGCGTGAAGATGCTCGTGAACGTGAGCGGATGCAGGCTGAATTGCAGTTCAAAGCAGCCGAGCATCAGCAAAACATGCAGTTTGAGCGGGAGAAACACGCTCAGACGATGGAGCAGCAAAGCCAGCACTTCCAGGCTCAACTGCAAGCCAAGTCTGCCATTGACCACGCATCGCTTCAGAGCAAGCACGAGATCGAGAAGGACAAGGTAGCGGCGTCTCAGAAGCCTGCTACCACGGTCCAGATGGACGGCAACGGCGAGATTGCCAAGATGGCTGAGATGGTCGGCGGTGCCATGCAGGCTGTGGCCGAGAGCCAAGAGCGCATTGCCGAGATGATGGAGAAGTTTAAGGAGACGGCTGAGAAGCTGGCGAAGCCGCGCAAAATCATTCGCGGGTCTGATGGGCTGGTGGCTGGCGTCGAGTAATGCCTGGAATTCGCCATACAACTAACGCTGATGGGTCATTCACTACGGATGGCGCGTCGGCATGGAATGGCGAAGAAGCTCACACTCTCAGCGACGTAGCATCGCAGACATCGCTGGATGCGGTTTCCGCTGCTGTTGATGTTGTTTCCAACAACCTCTCTGCGCTGAATGTCTCGTATCAGTCGCTCGTTAATCGTGTAAGCGCTAACTCTGGAACAGGCGGCGGCGGCTCTGTTACCTCAAATGAGGTCAGCGCGATAGCGGCTGGATTGTCTACAAGGGTTGACAGCGTAGCCAACGCCGTCAGCATCGTCTCGCAAGCCCTGTCCGTAACCGTTGACCGGCTGGCGAACCTTTCGGCGCAGGTTACGAGTGCTGATAACGCCATTAACAACGCTGTGTCCATCGTCAGCGTGGCGGCTGCGAATGCGCTATCTGTTGGAAACGATGCCAGATCCATAGCGAACGCGGCGAGCAACAAAGCCTCTGCGCTGTCGGTGCAGATTGCAGCTAACTCTGCGCAGATGACTTCGGCGGACAATGCGATCTCCAACGCGGTCAGCGTTGTGTCGGTCGCTGCTGCAAATGCGCTGTCTGTGGCTAATGCAGCAAGTAATAAGGCGTCTGCGCTGTCTGTTCAGATCGCGGCAAATTCGGCGCAGATGACCTCGGCCGATAACGCCATATCAAACGCTGTAAGCATTGTTTCTGTTGCTGCGGCTAATGCGTTGTCGGTAGCAAATGATGCGCGGTCGATTGCCAACGCTGTCTCTAACAGGCTGTCAGGACTGCAACTTAATAGCCTTGCAGACGTTTCGACCAACGCTGTCACGAATGGACAGGTGCTTGCCTGGGATTCTGCGCAGGCGCAATGGATACCCGCTACACCGTCAGGCGGGACAGTTTCGGTAACGTCCGCAGAGTTCCAATCACTTGTAGACCGAGTTTCGGCTAACAGCGGCACAGGTGGCGGAGGGTCGGTAACTAGCGCAGAAGTTCAGTCGATTGCGAATAACGTGTCTGACCTCCGCAGCGACCATATTGTGATGTCTGACAAGCTGTCGCTTCGCGCCCCGTGGTTAGCCGCACAGATTCGCATCCTGTCGAACAACAAAAGCACCGCCGTCTCGACCATGACGGACATATCCGGGTTGGTGTTGACGGTCGCTGCCGATGAGACTTGGCAGATTGAGGGGCAGGCGTACTTCTCGACATCCGCTACGACTGTTGGGCTTAGGTTGGGCGCTTCTGTTCCGCCCCTGTCCCTGCCGCGCTATTTCAACATTCTCAGGACGAGCGGGGCGCAGTCCGCTGGCGTGATCGGCGGTGGCGGTTTGATGCAGGTATCAGGGTCATCTGCAAACGTCTCGGTGGCCGGTGTTGGCCCTGCGGGTGGTGCGTTCCCTGTCAGCTTTAACTACATGTTTAACGTGGCGTCTGCTGGGACTTTCCGGCTTCAATACGCTGCCATTGCTTCCGCGACGGCATCGCCAATGCACGTGCTAGCCGGAAGCTACTTTAAGGCATTCAGAGTCAAATGACAGAGACTGCCCGCGTATCTGCTAGGTCTACCAGCATCGAGTTCTCGAAGAAGTACGGGACTAAATACTGCATTCCTACATGGCTGCGTGACGCCCAAATCAAGGCAGCGTGCGAAAAGGTTGCGGGCAGATTTGAGACGAGAGAGGAAGTCCGCAGCGATCCTGTTGCGGTCGTCGGATACGGTCCTAGTCTGAAAGAAACGTGGGAGCAGATCAAAGGCTTCAAACACGTCATTACTTGTTCAGGCGCTCACAAGTTTCTGATAGAGCGCGGGATAGTCCCCACGTGGCACGTTGAAGTCGATCCAAGGGCGCACAAGATCAAACTTCTAGGAGACGCCCACAAGGACGTTATCTACCTGCCTAGCAGCACCTCGCATCCTGACTATCTTGACCATTTGCTGAAGTCAGGCGCGACAGTGAATCTCTGGCACGTATTCACGCAAGACGATGGTATGCGCGTGATACCGCCGAAAGAATGGGCGGTTACTGGAGGGGCGGATGCTGGTCTAAGGGCGATGGTCATGGCCCGCCTGCTTGGGTTTGTAGACATTCACGTTTTTGGCATTGATGGGTGCGGTGGTGAGTCAAGCCATGCCGACAAGCATCCAAATAGCCCCGGAAAGATGTTCGACTGCGAGTTCCCGGAGGGGTCTGGAAAGTTTTGGAAAACGACTCCTGCGCTTCTCTCGTGTGCGAAATCCGTTCCTCATGAAGTGGATCAGATCAAGGACGCGAAATTCACGTTCTATGGAGATGGGCTAATCCAGGAAATGATGAAGCACCACACGCCAAAGAAGCCAAAGGAGGGAGTCTTGGCGCTGATGAGGGCTGAAGTGATATCGGATAGCTACAAAGAACTGAACGCAAAGCTGCACAGGGATAATCCCATGTACGGCGTAAGCGGTGCGAAGTACGTCGATACGGTTCTAAAACTTGCTCAAAGCCTGAAAACGCAGTCGGTTCTGGATTATGGCTGCGGGAAGGGGCTTCTTGCTCGCGGCCTTCCGTTCCCGATATGGGAGTACGACCCTGCGATAGAGGGCAAGGACGAGCTTCCACGAGCTGCCGAGCTGGTCGTTTGCACGGATGTTCTGGAACACATCGAGCCTGAGATGTTGCGGAGTGTTTTGCTGGATCTGGTCAGAGTCACTAGGAAAGTTGGGTATTTCGTCGTCCATACCGGCCCTGCGGCAAAGACGCTTGCGGATGGGCGCAATGCTCATCTGATCCAAAAGTCCGCTGATTGGTGGATAGCCAAACTAGGGGCGTATTTCTCCATCGGGAAAGCTTTCAAGGCTGGAGATACGGTTCATTTTGTTGTTGCACCCAAGAAGCCAAAAGAAAAGCCGGTTGTGGTGGAAGTGGTGAAGAAGCCGGAACCGCGCTGGAAATCGTTTGTGCGTGACCTGTTTGCTGTTGTTAAGGGAACCGTATTCCCTCGCTATGACTATCGGGTGAGGGAGCGCGTGGCGTGAATACGTCATTCTTCAACGGGCCGTTCTTTGGCGGTGAATTCTTCAGCCAGCAGGCTGTTGTCGTTGTTGATACCCATGACGGTTTCGACAACATCCGCGACAAGGAAATCAAGCGAAAGAAGGACGAGCTTCGGGCGCAGATCAGGGCGGCAATTGACGGCCCGCAGCGTCAGGAAGCAATCAAGGTCGTTCTGCCGTATGTCACGAGCCAAGAGCCTATTGAGGTTGCGAGCTTTGACCTCGAAGCCCTCATGGCTGACGTTCAGGCCATGCGGGAGATTCAGGCGTTTACCAAAACTTCGCAAGATCGGCGGCTGCGTCTAATGAGGGAGGATGAGGAGCTATTGCTTCTCCTATGAAATGCTCGGGTGGAAAGTTCTCGGTTCAGGGTTACAGGGTCTTGCTGTCCAAGCCATCACTCAGGACGTTGAATCTGCGGTTAGCGCGGCTGGAACGACGCAAGGCACAGCGACGGAACTTACTGCTGCGGTTAGCGACGTCACAACTGTTGGCAGCGGAAGCGGCGTTGTCCTTTCAAGCAAGCTTGCGACAGGAGACAGCCAGCTCGTCCTTAACTCGGGAGCTAATCCATTGAGCGTCTACCCGCCTACCGGAATGAAGATTAACCAACTTTCCGCGAATACGGCTGTCTTACTGCAAGTGAACACGGCGGCGATGTTTACGTGCCTCAGCACGACCAAGATAGCGGGGTTTCTGAGTGCGTAGGCGCTTCGTACAGATCAACGGGGAGCTTGTCGAAGTCGGACAGGACTACACGCCGGAGCCTCGGTCAGACATTCACATCATGGGCGACATTAAGCCTTATCAGTCCATGATCGACGGAAGCTGGATTACATCGCGGTCGAAACATCGTGAGCACTTGCGGGCGCACGACTGCGTAGAGATTGGGAATGATTCCAGTCTCCATAGGAAGCCTCAGCCCTTGCACTCGCCGCCTGGGTTGAAACAGACGCTTATCGAAGTGGCGAACGAGAAACTTAGGAGACGGTAATGGCGACCGTGGCTGAAATTCAGGCGCAACTGGACCCGAACGGGTACAAGAACCAGATCAACATCGTGAAGCAGCTCACTTCTGGAACGACTGACTTTTTCTACTGCACTGGCGGTCAGCGGGCAGTCGGAAAAGACAAATGGGTTACGACCACAAACACCGATTCGGCGGCTGCTCAAGCCACCGCAATCACTAACGCGATGATCGCGTAAATGAAGTTCGCCACTGTCGGGATGACAGCGGCACCCCTCCGGGCCTTGTGGCTCGGAGGTTCCCTTGATGGAGATAAAACGTGTCCGAATCACTTCGGGATCAACTAGCCGCAAACCTAGATAACTTGGATCTGGCCCCTACGCCAGAGCCGACAGAACAGGCACCGGAAGTTACTGCCGAGCCTGCTGTTGAAGTCACGCCCGAGCCTGTAGAGGAAAAGCCGGGACGCACGGCAGGCCGTGAGCGTGACGAGAAGGGCCGACTCCTGCCGGGACCGGCCAAACGGGATTCCGCACCGGCCAGCGAAAAGGCCGATGCTCCTACGCAGCCCCTACCCCAAGGGCCGGAAGCTGCGCCGGTTGCGGACCGTCCTCCCCGTCCGTCCACATGGAAAAAGGACTATTGGGAGCATTGGGACAAGATTGACCCAAAACTCGCCCAATACCTTGTCCAGCGGGAATCCGAGTTCGCCAAGGGCGTCTCGACCTACAAGCAGGAATGGGACAACGCCAAGCCCCTGATCGACGCCATCGCGCCGTTTAGGCAAATCCTTGAGCAGAACGGCGTAGCTCCTGCTCAGTGGATCTCGAACCTCGGCAATGCCCACCAGCGGCTTGCTATGGGGTCGCCGCAGGAGAAGGCGGCGATGTTCGTCAAGCTCGCTCAGGATTATCAGGTGCCTCTGCAAAGCCTGTTCACGCAGGGGCAAGACGGTGCTGTTTATCTCAACACGCAGCACCTACAACACATGCCTGCTGCTCCACAGCAGCAGCAACCGGACGTTCGCAAGATGG